TCTTTGTGCATCTCTCATAGCATCCTGGTCTTCGAGTTCTTTTCTTCTGAACTCTAAGTACATCTGTTCTTCTTCTTTAGAGACCTTTCCATCTCCGTTAGTATCAGCAGGATGAAACCCGCCTGAATTTTTAGTTACTTCTTCTGACATTTGTTATCCTTCTTTTTTAATTAAGGTCCAAATTCCCCAGCCGAGTCCAGCCCAAGCTGCTAATTTTACGACCCCACCGAATAATATTATAGATCCACAAATTGCGATTAAGACTCCTCCATCTAAAGATGTTCTCTCTCCTAATCTTGCTTTAATAAAATCTAACATATTTTTCTCCTTTTTTATTTTTATTACCACTAAACAATATAATCTTTACGTGATTTCTTAGCAGTATGTTGAATACCACTCTTTGTCACGTAAGGTTCAGTGATTCCTTTCGTTCCTTCCTTACTGAATAAAAAGCTTATCATACAATAAGTTACAGAACTTAACATAATAACAAGTATCATCAATTCCATTTATAAACCTTTAAACTGTACCGATACTCCGCAACCACACGCAGCTTCTTCTTTTGGATTAATAATTTTAAACTGTTCGTTTAATCCTTCTTTAATCCAATCCAATGTAGAGCCTTCTAAAAATGGTTGTGATAATTTATCTATAACTATTTTGAACTTACCATAATCAATTATAGTATCATCATTACTAGTTTCATTAGCATAGTCAATAACATACTCCCACCCAGCGCAACCGCCAGGATTAACACCAAGTCTGATATAACTTGGGCTCGAGCCTGTTGTTCTCTCAATCGCTTTAGATATTGCTGCATCAGTTAATTCCACCATTATTTCTTTTTCTTTTCAATATGAGACAATCTTGCATCCAATGCATCTATTAAATTTTTTAATTCTGTTGTTCCACCTGGTGCAACTGGAGGATGTGAATCTCTTTCAAGAATATCTAATCTTTCTTCGATTGCATCAATCTTTCCAGTAATACGAGGATACTTTTTTCTCCAAGCAAGCGGATCATTTTGTAGCCAAGTCCAACCCCAACGAATTACAAGATGTTCAAGTAATCCGTCAAATTTTGCTACTGCCCACGTTGCCATTTTAGTATCTTTGAACCAAAACAAAAAACCTGCACCTGCGATTGAACCAAGGATTGCTGTATAAATCCATAAAGTGTCCGAAAACAATCTTTCTAATATGTCCATTAATTGTCCTTAGTATATTTTGTATAGTTATCCATTGAATGATCTGCAAGACCATCAAACGGCTTGAACTTCATCCAAGATGAAACTATACCTTTCATTTTGTCTTTTAGTTTTCTCCACCACGCAAGGTTACGAATAATACCATTATAATCAAAATACATAACAGTACCATGATGACGATATCCCATAAATGCTGGTGGTATAGCAGTAACTAAATCGTTGTTATTTACAAAACGATAATGAGTTACTTCTTTAAAGTTATTTACGAATTCTTTGTTTCCAACTCTTGGAGAACCAAAAGTATATAAAGTAGGCTTATGTACTTTTAATCTTGAAGCAGCAATTGTTGCCATTGCTCCACCGAGTGAATGTCCGCAAATTGAAATCTTTTTATCTGAATGTTTACCAAATTCTTTCATGACATCTTCCCAGATATCATCAATTTCATTTTGGAAACCGTTATGTACCCAACCACCAACTTGAGCTTTATCAGGCCAAATATTTAAATCGGCTTTGAGGTCGTTGAGTTCTGTAGGTTCAGTACCGCGACAGCATAGAACGAATTCTTCTTTGTTCCAAACACAATGAGCTTGTGCGCCGTCTTTATCAATAAATTTATGACCGGTATAACCTAATGCTTTGAATAATGGTTTAGCTTCTTTACCATCTTCGTAGGCAATCTTTGCCATTTCTGCGAATCTAATCGCATCACTCTTTACATCACAAAATTGTATTTTCTTATTCATACTTTCTCCAAATGGAATATATACAATTATGTTCAGCAATTATTTATAAATAACTTTCATATACAAAAATGAATTTAAATCATGAGGAATCTAAATGAGCAATAATCTAAAAGAATTAACAAGAGCACATCACGATAATGCAGAGAGAACTGAATTTGCTGATATGCTCATATCAGGCAATATAAGTCCTAGACTTTATCAAGAATACTTACATGCGCAATTACAAAATTATATGGTATTGGAATCTGCTGTGGCCGTACCAATGGAACTTGAACCAATCTTTAGGTCAACATTAATTGAACAAGATCTTCAGGAATTAGAATTAACATATGATTTGCCTGAGATAGAAGATGAGTTTGATTCCGTAATAGAATATAACAAACATATTCATACTCTTCTTGAGGAAGAAGATAATGATGCTCTACTTGCTCATTTATATGTCCGTCATTTTGGAGATGCGCACGGTGGACAAATCATCAAAAGAAATGTACCTGGTGCAGGTCTTATGTATGAATTCGAAGATCGTAAAGGTTTAATAGAAGGTGTTAGAGAATTATTACACGATGGCATGGCAGACGAAGCAAAGATTTGCTTTGAATACGCAGAAAGATTATTCCATGAATTAATGGAAAACTATCGAAACAATCCACAAGATTACGAACCAGAAAATTATGCCATGGCAAGAACAATGAGTGATTGGGAGGAAGATTGTTAGAATCCCCATTATTTGATAGGCTTAGAGATTTATCACAAACGATTATAGGTGTCTTTGATTCCTATATGACAAGATATGATAATCCTAAACATATCGCTGACTTAAACGGTTGGGAAGATCATTTTTGGCAAAGTCAATATATTCGTAAAGCCCATCTTAAAACTATCGAACCTGTAGGTAATAATAAATTATGGTTAATGCATATTAATGTATTTCCTAGATGCGATATTAACCTTCCTATTTTTGGATTAGATATTGTTGCCAATCCAAATAAGATCAGCGGTTGCTTTTGTGACTATTCTCCTATCACTGAAGGATCACATCCTTATCTTAATAAATTTAAATTAGAGACAGAAGGACTATCCTGGACAAGAGCAAGAGAAATGCCAGATTGGGCTCAAGAAATATTTTCAGAAAACATTGTTGGTGCAGGTTCAATTAGAGAAGGTGAAGAAACAGATCAGCTTTGCCAAATGGCATTAAACCTAGCAACCTTTTATTGTATGGAAATGGGAAATCCTGTATATCGTCGAGGATTAGATCTTGACACAAAAGAAGCACAAAACAAATACTGCCGCAATCAAAAAATGAATCGTATGCTTCATTCTTCAATACTCGCAATGGGTATATCAGAAGAGCGTAAAAATCAATATGTAGAAAACGTATTATTTGAAGAAATATAATTTCGCCTAGCTTAATAAATAGATTGACATCTAATTAAAACTTTGTTATAATAGACCAGTTCAATAGGAAACTGTTGGATTGGTTTATTTACATTATTTTAATTTTACTATTGACATATCACTCAATCTAGTATATAATATAAGGTATAAATGACAAAAAAAGAATCCGAGGAAAATATTGATATGTCCGTTGTTGCCTTAACACCAGATAAAATACATCATGAGATAAGCAAACATATTTCTGCAGGCGTTCCCTATATTGACGCTTTAGTTCATTTCTCTGAAAAGAACGGAATTGAAATAGAAACGATTGCTCAAATTGTTAAGAAGTCATCTATCTTAAAAGAAAAGATACGGACTGAAGCAGTTACATTGAAGATGGTGAAGAAGGAAGAAGATGCACAAGATATCACAGACTTTAGTAAGTGATGATTCATTTAACGCATATGTTAAATTTCTAGCATTAAAGAAACATTTTACAACGGACAATTACGATTACTTTAAATACAATGGAAAGGTTCGTGCAAATTACGAAACCTTTATGTCGCGTAATGATGCATATTCATTCGCAAAATTGGCAAAAAAAGATGATCCTCAAGGACTAATTTTAAGTAATTTATTAATAAATAAAAACATCTGGGTTCGAGATTTACTCGATAGTGAAGGAGAAGCCAGATATACGAATTGGAGGAAAAGGATAGAATCATTAGGTTATATCTTTAAATCCGAGCTTGCTCATCTTAACGATGAATACAAGCAAAACTTTATATCGAGAGATGGACAACATCCTTTAGTAATGACGCTGTTATTACAAAAGAAGATTAGTCTTGAAACGTTTACTATTTTAGCTTTCATTACAAATATATTTTCGTACTGGAGTGAAAAAGTAGTTGACAAACACGTATCTTTTGATATAATAAACAAATCGCGAAAGTATAAACCCTTTCTCGAATATGATGAACAGCGATTCAAGGACATGGTCCGAGATCGTTTTGACATTAAATAAAACGCAATATAACGCTATATTAAGGAGAAAAATTATGGCACTAACAGACTTCTCTTCTCTGAAGAAGAATCGTTCGAAGACTCTTGATAAGTTGAACTCTCAACTTGAAAAGATTTCTTCAAAATCATACCAAGACCCAAACGCAGGGAAATTCTGGAAACCAACAAGAGACAAAGCTGGTAATGGATTCGCAGTAATCCGTTTCTTGCCTGCTCCTAAAGGTGAAGAAATGCCTTTCGTTCGTATTTGGGATCATGGATTCCAAGGACCTACAGGTCTATGGTATATCGAAAACTCTCTGACCACTTTGAACCAGGATGATCCTGTTTCTGAGTTTAACTCTAAACTTTGGAACAGTGGTGTTGAGGCTGATAAAGAACAAGCACGTAAACAAAAGCGTAGGCTGAAGTATACTGCTAATGTCTATATCGTCAAAGACCCAGGAAATCCTGAGAACGAAGGTAAAGTATTCCTTTATCAATTCGGTAAGAAAATCTTTGATAAGTTGAATGACCTTATGAATCCAACTTTCGAAGATGAGGAACCAGTAAATCCGTTTGACCTTTGGGAAGGAGCAAACTTCCGTCTCAAGATCAGACAGTTTGAAGGTTATCCTAACTATGATAAATCAGAGTTTGACCCAGCAGGTCCACTATCCGAGGATGATGCTGAGTTGGAATCAATTTGGAATCAACAACACCCACTTCAGGATTTAGTTGATCCAAGCAATTTTAAATCATATGCCGAGTTGAAAACAAAACTATATCGTGTACTTGATTTACAATCTGATGAACCGACTGCTTCTGCACCGGTTGCTGAAACCGCTGATGATTTAGATTTGAGTAATCTTTCTAATGAAGTCGAGGAACCTGTGATGCAAACAGCTGAACCTAATGTTGGTTCTTCTGTTGACGATGATGATGACCTTAGTATCTTTAAGGAATTAGCACGAGGATAATAACGGCATGCAGGGTATTTCGGTACCCTGCTTTTTTACGGAGGACATATGTCTATACAAAAAGAAACCACTATACTTGACTTTGATTTTGGTTTTACTGCTGTTGATGCTGATGAATTAGAGGTCGTGCGTGAAGCAAAGCAAGTTGCCGAAACTACTTCTGTAACTGCTGAAGCAAACGCAGCTAAGGCTCAACTGATTTATGATGCAGTTGTTCCTTTATTAAATAACTTAAAAGCAAACCCAGAAAAGGATTACATTTATTGGCCAAACCGATATGAGAAACTTGATGCGTTCGCTGATAAGTTGTATGCTATTTTAAGTGGAGAATAATATGAGTTTACTCGATAAAATGTTAAAAGCAGGTTCAATAAAACAGTCCGCTGTTCTATCTAACTCTGCATTCTTTCAGGATAAAGATCCTATTCAAACAGAATTACCTATTGTAAATATTGCATTCAGTGGTTCGTTGAAAGGTGGTCTTATTCCTGGTCTTACAGTTGTGGCAGGAGAATCAAAAAGTTTTAAAACTTTGCTCGGCCTATACTGTATGAAAGCTTACCTAAAGAAATATCCAAAAGGTGTTGCTTTATTATATGATTCTGAATACGGTATTACACCAGAATATTTAGAATCTTTTGATATTGATACTGACAGGGTAATTCATATTCCGATTGAAGATGTTGAACAATTAAAGTTTGATATTGTAAAAAGATTGGATGAAGTAGGTAAAGGTGATAATGTATTCTTGATGATTGACTCAATCGGTAACTTGGCTTCGAAGAAAGAAGTCGAAGATGCAATGTCTGAAAAATCAGTTGCTGATATGTCAAGAGCAAAAGCACTCAAGTCATTGTTCCGTATCATCACACCAAAGCTGACTACAAAAGATATTCCTTGTATTGCTGTTAACCACACATACAAAGAAATCGGCTTGTTCCCAAAGAATATTATTTCTGGTGGTACAGGTATTTACTATTCAGCTAA